CAATAAGCAATAATCATTCCAACTTCTTAATCAACACCAACATCATTCGCACCCCGATAGAATGGAGGTTTTAGATGAGTCTGGGATATGCCTATGGGGGAAAATGAAAATGCAACTAGGGCGGAAAAGCTAGAAATGTATTTCTTATGCAAATCCTAACTTCTTAATCAAACCTTAAACAACAACTTCTTTACGTACACAATATTTCTTTAGTGGAAGTTCTATCTGGTCTATTATCTTGTTCATTTGTGAGTAGCTACAAGTGATATATTTACCTCGTTCTACTTGACGATATACACTAGATACTATGTTTCTAGTTCCAAGTGTAATAGCACTACGTAGTAGATATTCAGTTGAGTTACCAAACTGTTGTAGATTGTCTAATCCATATCCATAACCAGCTAATACTCGTATTGTTATTTGTCTAAATGATTTGTATCGTTGAAGATATTGTATACTTACATCTCTGTATGGTGAGCCATAAGAGGTTAGTGCTGAGTATAGGATATCATTTGGTTCAAATAGATTGCCAGTAGGTATGTATCCTAATTGTTCTAGTTCTTTATATTTTGGTACTATATATTCCATGATATAATTTTAACATATAAAGGGGTTTTGTGGATAAGATTTGTATTCAAGAGTTGGTCAAGAGATTGACTGAGGATTATATTCCATCAGGTGTTGAGATGATTGATGTACTAGAACGTACTGAGTTCCAGAGGGGTAAGATAGCTGGAGTAGCTATGGTTATTGATAGCCTAGAGAGATTGGTTGAGGATTTGAATCGTGAGTAAAATAACGTACGAAGAAGAAGAGCTAGATTTAGAGTTGGCTAATGAACTTATGCCATTGCTTGAACTGCATAGACAAGAATTGAGTGCTTATCAGGATATGAAGTTAAATGTAGATGTGTATGGATATATTACTATGTATAACATGGGAATGTATAAGTGCTTTATAGCTAGAAATGAGAGTCAGCATGTAGTTGGTTATTTATGTTATACAATAGCTAGGAATATGCACTACAACGATTATACTATTGGCATCCAAGATGTGTTATACGTTGATAAGTCAGCTAGAGGTGCTATGATTGGAAGTAGATTAATTGCGTTCTCTGATGATATAATGAAGAATAAGTATGGTGTTAATGTTGTATCTCAGCACGTTAAGACAAAGCATGATATGGAGTCTATTATGAAACGTAATGGATATACTTGGATTGAAAAGATTTACTCAAAGAGATTAAATTGAGCAACTATATCAACTATGGTAGATTGTCTACGTTTGATACAGTAAAAGAACTAGCACTAAGTGAAGACTTCTCTAGGTCTACTCTTAGAGAACTTACTGATAGTCAAAAACATACGAGAGTATCTATTGGTCTATTTAATATACTGGATGGCATGGAAGGATATGCTAATAGTAATATGTTCTTTAAATACCATGAACTACTAGAAGATGTAGTATCAGCAGTCAAAGAAAGATATGGATATTCTAATATTACGTATAACTCATTAATGGTTGTAAAGCTAATTCCAAATGGAGTTATATCAACACATATAGATGAATATGGAAGATACGCAGTATCTCATCGTATTCATATACCAATCAAGACAAACTCTGAATGTATATTTAATATAGACGGTGAGATTAAACATTTAGAGGAGGGAAGTATAGTTGAGATAGATAATATGAAACCGCATAGTGTAGTTAATGGCGATGAAGATAGGATACATTTGATTGTAGATATATCAGAGTCTAATGATACTGAGTACGAATTTGATAAATACGTAATATCAAATAAGATACCAGAATATTTTTATACTTAAAGGAGATAATATGGGATGGTCAGCAGCAGCAATGGTTGCAGTATCTGCATTTAGTGCAAGGGAACAGAAGATGGCTGGAGATAAGGCTAGAGACGCTCAAAATTCAGCAGCAGAAGCAGCTAGACAACAAGAGATGGAAGCTAGACGTATTGCAGCAAGTGCTAAGCCAATGGAAGAAACAGCTACATTGCTAACTGGTGGAAGCAAAGGAAGTGTATTGGGTAATTTAGGTCTTATGGTAGAACCAACTTCTAAAAGGGTGTCTAGTCTAGGTGGTACAACTGCTACTGGATTAGGGTTTGGGGTATAGATATGGGTAAGTTTGGAGAATTAAGTCCTAAAGCTTTCTATGCAAAGCATAGCAGTGATAGGCTAACATATGAAGATACAGCTGAACGTATTAGTAAAAAGACAATTCCATATATCATGGTTCAAAAAGGCTCTACATCTACTACTAAATTGGCTGATAGTTGTAGTCAATCATTTTGTGGTGGGCTAGTAAGCAACTTAAAGTCCAAGATGGGTATGAGCTTACTTCCTCCTAGTACATCTAGCTTTAGATTAGAGCCAGATAGAGAAGCACTAGAGACTATTACTCAAGGTAATGGTGATATGGTAAGTGCTATATATGCTAAGCTATCGTCTGTTACAGCTAATATCAATAAAGAGATTGAAGCACAACAGATGAGAGACAGTGTGTTTGACTTATTGACACAATTGATTGTTGTTGGTTCAGTAGTTATTGAGAAAGTGAAGGATGATGGTATCAAGATTCATCCATTGCGTAACTTTACTGTAGATTTAGATAGTCGTGGTGAAGCTAGAGCTATGTGTATTATGGAGAAGATTAAAGATTTACCAGACGGTATTAGTCCTAGTCAAGAAAAAGATGAGTATGACTTGTATACTTTGATTGAGCGTAATTGGGATGATAAGAAATGGTATATGACTCAATCTATTGAGGATGAGATTGTAGGCAAAGAACAGAAGTTTACTGATTACACATTGCCATTCCAATACATTGGATGGACTTGGATTGTTGGTGATACATATCATCGTCCTTATGCTGAAGATTTCATTGATGACATTGAGCAGTATGATGCTTTGTCTAAGGTTCTTACTCAAGGTAGTATTATTGCTAGTAAGTCATTGATATTTGTAGACCAGAAGGGAAATAGAACCAAGATTAAAGATGTATCTGACTCTGAGAATGGTGATATCATTAATGGTAGAGCTGATGATGTAACAGCATTTCAATTACAGAAGAACTTTGATTTTCAAGTTCCAATGGCTAGGCTACAAGAGATTGGAAAACACTTATCAAAGTCATTTTTAGATAGTCAATCAGTTACAAGAGATGCAGAAAGGGTTACAGCACAAGAGATTCAGTATATGGCTCAAGAGCTAGAGAAGTCTAGCCTATCAGGTGTCTATTCTAAATTGGCTAAGAAGCTTTCTAAGCGTATTGTAGAATGGATTATGCAAGAGATTAACGTCAAGTTTGATGGTATCTCTATTAACGTAATCACTGGACTAGATGCACTAGGAAGAAGTCAAGAAGCTCAGAAGTTAGATGCTTATATGCAACGAATGGGAGCTATGGGAATGATTGATATGTTCAATAAAGCTGAACTAGCAATTAGATATGCAAGCTTTGATGGTATTGATACAACTGGACTATTAAAACCTCCATCTCAAATAGCTCAGGAGCAACAACAAGCTCAACAACAAGCTGTTATGGCTCAAGGTGACCAAGCACTAGCTCAATCAGCTGGACAAGCTATGGGTGAACACCTAGCACCACAAGGTTAAATACTTGTGGTACAATTACAGTTCAAATAAAACTAAAGGAACGTCCAAATGGCTCGTACACCAGCATTAACAGAAGAAGAAGTAGAGGTTGTAGTAGTTCCAGATGAGAACTCTACACATATCCATACATATAGCGCAGAAGAATATAAGGCTATGAGTAAAGCTAACGGTACAGTAATGGGTCGTAAGCAAGGTCAAAAGACAAAGCTATCAACAGAGGAACTAAGGGTTCTTATTAATGAGAAGTGGACTGCTGAGGAAGTTAAAGACAAGCATGGTCTTGACGATGAAGAGTTAAAGCAAGTAGTTTGGAAACTATCTCAAGAAGAACGTCTTGATAAACCAATTAAGTTTGGAAAGCTGTAACAGATGGCTGAAGAACTACAAGACCCTATGGCTCAATACCAAGAGCCAGTAGCAGAAACAGTCGTAGAAGATAATGCTGGGGGATTACCTTCAGTCAAAGAAGAGTCAGCTATTGCATTAGAGAACTTCCAATTCACTGAAGAGCAAGTAGCTAAGTATTTCAAGAATGGTAAACTACAAGGTAGGTTTGATAATATTGAGGGAGTATTAAATACTCTTAAATCGGTAGAGGATAAGTATGCTAATGCAGTTAGAGAGCAAAAATCATCTGCAACAAAAGTTGACATGAATGAAGTAGCTCAACCATTGATTGAAAAGTTTATGGCTGACAATATGGAACTAACACCAGAATTGATTGCTGAAGCTGAGAGTAAAGGCATTGACATTCGTGATGTTAAGCTTGCTGCTATTGATATTCGTGAACAATTAGCTAAATCTCACGCTATTGTAGGTGGAGCAGATGAGTATAATGCAATGCTAGAATGGGGAAGAGCTAATCTTGATGATACGAAGAAGGCTGAGTTTGACAAAGGCTTAAAGTCTGGTATGGGAGAGTATGCCATTAAAGGATTATACGCTGACTATAAAGCTAGCCTATCTGATTCATCAACACCTACTCAACGAATCAGTGGTAACACAAACAATGCCCCATCAACTGGTGGATACACTTCACAATTAGAAATTATGAAGGATAAGGCTTACTTAAATACAATGCAAGGACGTAATGATAGAGCAGCACAAGCAGCTCACCAATCTCGTCTAGCACGAACTCCAGACCACGTTGTGTTTGGACGATAAAAAATAACACTTGACATATAATAAAAAATATGTCTATAATTTCAAAGGTTTGTTGGGGAAACCCAACAGCGGAAAACATTCTTCACAAGACTCTAGTATATTGCTGGTAACCTTAGTAAGTTTGTAGATATGTTGGGCGAAACACAACCAAATAACTTTACAAACAATCCCATATCGGGAATAAGGATTTACTATGCCATATACTGGAGCTTCTGCACCTTCCGTAGGTACAACTTCGTCTGCAACTCTTAGTCGTGATGTATATCTTGATACATTACAAGCGTTTACTCGTAATTTGATTTTTGTTCCTTACTTGTATACACAAACAATTCAAAATGGTACTGGTGGTCAGTTCATTATTGAAGGTAAAATGGATGCTGCTGATAACAACATTGCATCATATTCTGCTGGTACACAAGTTAACGTAACTGCTGGTACTCAAGACCAACGTATTATTAACCTTGACCGTCCCCAGTATGAAGCACGACGTATTGACCGTTTCGATGAGTCTGTTGCTAGATATGATGTAATTGCTATGCAAGTTCGTCAGATGAGTGCTAACTTGGCTGCTAAGGTTGACCGTAAATGTGCTGCTGCTATTGAAGCTGCTTCTCTTGCAACTGGTTTAGCTGGAAACGGAAATGGTTCAGTTGTTGTTAATGCTAAACTTCTTGGTGGTGCTTCTGCTGCAACTACTCCATCTGCTCTTGGTGATGAACTTGCTGCATCTATCTTCGCTGCTGCTGCTGCTATTCGTGCTTCAGACGATATGGGTGATGCTTATGTTGCTGTTAACCCTCAACAATACTCATTCTTGGTTCAATCTGCTCGTGCTACTTATGGTGAGTATATGGACGGAAACAACGGTGGATACAACACTGGTAAAGTAATGATGATTGGTGGAGTTACTGTTCTTCAGACTAACCAACTTCCTTCTACTGCTGGTCTTATTGGTTTAGTATTTACTAGCCAAGCTGCTGGTCTTGTTAAGTTGTGGGACGTTCAGTCTAAAATCTCTGAGCAACCAGATTTCTTGGATGCTAAATTGATTACTGCTTCTTTCTCTAACGGTGTTGGTACTCTTCGTGCTAACTCAGCTGTATCAATCAAGAACGTTTGATTATACTTTAAGTACCTTCTTCGGAAGGTATTATAAATTATAAGGAGCTTCTATGGCATATATCCAAAACGAATACGACTCAAGCAAGTTGCTTCTAACTGCTATCAATGTATTGCTACAAACAATTAATGAATTACCTATTGAGTCTGATACTGACTTGGCTAACTCAACTACTGGACAACTAGCAGAGATGGTTCTACTTGAAGTCAAAAAAGCTGTACTAGCTGGTGGATGGGATTTTAATACAGATGAGGGATATGAGTTTCCAGTTGATTTAACTGGAGAAATTGCTATACCTATGAATGTATTAGATATAACAGCATCAAGTGATAAGAAGATTATTATGAGAGACTGGAGACTATACGACAAGACTCTGTTTACTAATAAGTTTGAAGAACCAGTTCCTTGTGATGTTATCTGGGATATGGATTTCAATGCACTAACTCATCCTATTCGCCACTACATTACTATTAGAGCAGCTAGAATATTTCAGGCTAGAACTATTGGGGATACAGCTTCATACTCATACACAACAAAAGATGAAGAAGATGCTTTTGTATCAGCTAAGATGAGTGAAAGTAGAACTGGTAAATACAATATGATTAACTCATCATTTGGTATTCAGATGAAAGGGAACAGATAATGGCTCTAGTCCATAATAACCTACTCAGTATCTTCTCTGGGGTAAGTAAGCAATCGCTTGACCAAAGACTACCAAACAACTGTGAGGAGATGATTAACGCATATCCTACAATCTCAAGTGGTGTTAGACGTAGAAATCCTACAGTACAAGTAAATACAAACACTCTTATAGAAGATAACCAATTCGTTCATAGCTACGACAGAGGATTGGCTGGAGAGTCATCCGAGCAATACATCATTACGATTGATAGGGTTAATGGTCTTAGGGTTATGGATGCTTCTACTGGACAGTATAGAACTGTGACGTATAGTGGTAGTGCATTGAAGTATCTTGAGTCATCTAATCCAGAGGTAGGGTTCTCAGCACTGACTATTAAAGATACTACATTTATAGCCAATAAGGATATTATTCCTGAAATTATAGGAGATGGAACTACAACTACATTTAACTATAAGTCAATTAATGTATCAACTACTGGATATAGTTCTGTATATTCAACATTAGATTCTACAGCTGTAGATAACAATATATCGTCAATTAAAAAGAATTTAGCTCCAGCAAGGATAAAGACGTATACTGGACTAGCTCCAGCATATATTAGTGTTGAAGTTCTACCAGATGTACAAAGAAGACAAAAAGTATATAATAAAGTAGTATATGCAGACTCAGCAGAAGGAGCTACAACAACTATTGTAGTTGATGGAGCAAGCATAGTATACAAAACATCAGTATCTCAAGTTGGATTAAACTATTATCCTGAGTCTATATTTGAATATAGAACAAACATTTATTCATTGCTAAGTGGCAAGTTAGATAAAAGTAAATATAGAGTTCTACTTGGAACAAATGGAGCAATAGAGATATATAAAATTGATGGAACTGCAATAACAACAACAACATCAATTACGTATCCATCAGACGTAACTGCTACTCCTCCAGCTATGTCACAAGATATTCAATCATGGTCTGTTGTATCATCTGCAAATTTAGGCTCAGATGCAATAGTTAATGTAACGTCATCAACATCATCTGGTAAAACTTCCAATGCTTCAACGTATGATAAAGAATCGTATATATGGATTAAGTACGCAAGTGTAGACCCTGCTTTCCCATATTCATACACTTGTACTCTATATAATACAGATGGAACTACAATCAGCTCACATACATATAGTGGAATTAACTCTGATACTATTGCTGCTAGTTTTGCTACTTGGGCTAATGGACTAACTGGATTTACTGGTGTATCAAGTGGAGCTATCGTAAAGATTAAACGTACAAGTGGAGCAGACTTCACTATCGTTATGAGTGACAGTTATGGTAATCAGGGTAGTTATGCTTGGAAGGGTGTTGTTACTTCTATGGGAGATTTACCTAAGCATTTCCCATATAAAGATACTATCGTAAAGGTAGATGGTATTCAGCGTAATGATGACGTTGCATATTGGGTAAAGTATAATGGAACTCAATGGGCTGAGTCTATTGACCCAACAATGAATAATGTGATACTTGACTCATCTATGCCACATAAGCTAGTGCGTAATGCTGACTTTACATTTACGCTATCATCTATTGAATACGATGATATCCTAGTTGGAGATGCAAACTCACAAGCAATTCCAGAGTTCATTGGCTCTCCTGTTAAAGACTTATTCTTTGTGAATGGTAGATTTGGTATCTTAACCAAGAATGGTATATCGCTAAGCCAACAAGGTGAGTTTACTAACTTCTTCAGAACAACAGTATTGACCATGCTGGATGATAGTGCTATTACTACTTACATTGATAGCAATAAGTCTGTTGGTCTTGAGTATGCTATAGAGATGCAAGGCTCTATTGTATTGTTTGGTGATAAGCAGCAGTTTGTTATTGATGCTACAAAAGGTATTACTCCATCTAGCCTTACAGTATCTCCTATATCTGGGTATGAGATTAATAAAGCAGTTAGACCTATTTCTATTGGAAACTTTATCATATTTGCTTCACAAGTTGGTGACTACTCATCATTAATGGAGATGAGCTTAGAGACATTAACAGCTAATATTAGAGCCACTGATATATCATCCCATGTTCCAAACTATATTGATAAAGATTTAACAACACTAGTTGGCTCAGAGAGAAATAGCTGTATATTCTTAAGAAGCAAAACAAATAGAGACACAATATATGTTTGGAAGTATCATTTTGAAGGAAATGAGAATAAGCAATCAGCTTGGAGTAAATGGGTATTTAGTTATGATATATCTTCTATTGTTTCATTTGACAGATATCTATATCTGCTAGGAAAAAGATATAATGCTACAGTACCAACAAGTGAGTTTACATTCTCTGATACAATAGATTTTTCAAGAAGTATAATCTTTGAGACATATATATCATATGGAGCTATATTGGCTAATCCATCATACGAGAAGATTGATATTGACCCATATAGTGTTACATCTACATTTAAAGATAATGGTACTGTAATCTATAATAGCGAGATAGAACTATCTGAATGGTCTTTAATTGACAAGCAATTAATTAAAGAGATGAGGGGAACATTGCTAGTAAAAACTGCTATGATTTCATCAGTAGAAGATAGTAACTTTAACTTGGTTGTTGAAGATAAAGAACGTGGAACAGTTAGAACGATTCCAGCTGTATATACTGTAGATAGAAAGCCATACATATCTGGTAATTCTAAGAACATGAAAATTAAAATCAAGTCTGTAAATGGCTATGGATTTCAAATTAATGCTATATCACTAGAGGGACAATATAATGGTCGCTCAACCAAATTATAAAGGAAAATATTATGGCTATTCAATCTAGTATATATGCAACAGATGGGACGACTAGAACCTATCCATCAACAAAGCACATAGCAACAAAACAACACTGTAGTGTATGGAAATTAAGAGTATCAGATAGTGTTTGGGAGATTTCAAATGTATCAGAATACTCTCTAGTTAATAACTCTGTAATATTTGCAGATGCTGTACTTACATCATTATATTCAGAAGTTGAAATTAGAGTAGCAGATACAGCAGATGAGCTACTAGACTCTCCAACTGATATTGCAATCGTGGCAAGTTCAATTGCTGATATAAACACAGTTGCAACTGATATCGCTGATATTACCAATGTAGCAGATAATATCGGTGCAGTATCAACTGTATCTGGAAGTGTAGCCAACGTAAATACTGTAGCAAGCAGTATTATCAATGTCAATAATGTTGGTGGGTCAATAGTAAATGTAAATGCAGTGGCTTTAAATGCAGCAAACATCAATGTAGTAGCGTCTGATTTACTTGAGCCAGTAAGTGAAATTGATACAGTTGCAACATCAATTGCAAATGTCAACACAGTTGGTTCTGCTATTGCAAATGTAAATACAGTTGCTACAAATATTACTAATGTAAATTCTGTTGCAACTACAATCGTTCCAAATATCGCAGAGATTCTATTGGCTGATGACAATGCAATTATCGCTACAGAACAAGCAGTTATTGCTACGTCAATGGCTACTGTATGTACAAATATTTATGACCAATTTGATGATAAGTATTTAGGAGCTAAAGCTACTCCTCCATTGCTAGATAATGATGGTAATGCTTTAACGTATGGTGCTTTGTATTTTGATACTACTCAGAATTATATGAAAGTATGGAGTAATGCTGGATGGATTAATGCTGGTAGTTCTGTTAATGGAACAACTGAGAGATATACATATCATGCTACTGCTGGACAGACAGTGTTTACTGCTACGTATGAAGCTGGATATATTGATGTATTCTTGAATGGTTCAAAGCTAGAGAATGGTGTAGACTTTACAGCTGTTACTGCTACTAATATTACACTAACTTCTCCAGCAGCATTGAATGATGTAATAGATATTATCTGTTATGCAGTATTTGAGTTAAGTACAGCACCTACAAAGGACGTTGTAGCATACACTGTATCAACTGTTGATGATTTAGTTTCTATTCCTTCTAGCTATACTACTGCTATCGTAAAAGACCTAGACAGTGGCGGTACATTTATTTGGTCATCAACTGGTACTGCTAATGGGGGTACTGTGTTTGCTGGAGCTGCTGGATATTGGACTAGACAGTACAGTGGTGCCAGTAATGTAAAATGGTTTGGAGCTAAGGGTGATGGCATAACAGATGATACGGTGGCGCTTACTTTATTAGCTAACTCTATTGCATCTAACTCAACAATTGATTTCGGTAGTGATACATATTTAATATCATATCAAGGTACTGCACATTCAAGCGTATTTGGGAATGTTGTAATAGATATATTGAATAAAAAAGATATTAGTTTTATTGGAAACAAGGCGGTAATAAAAGTTGTAAATCATAATATTGCAACTTATGGTGGACTAAGAGCATTTAACTTTAAAGGTTGTAAAAATATTTTTATTGATGGGATAACTTTTGATATGACATTTACTGGCGTAAATAGCTCTGCCTTATACTACCCTTTTTGCGGAGCAATTACAGCTATTGACGAAGACAGTGCAACACCTAGTTTTAGTACATTAAATAGTGACTTTAAAATAACAAACTGTAAATTCAAATTATTCCATCCTTATGGAAACTGGGCTACCACATCAAATCCTTATGCTGGTGATTCCAATAATGGATATAAGCTATTTTCAATATTTGTAAGCGGAGCTAATACTCCAAGCGATGAAGTAAACCAAAATAGAAACATTGAGGTTTCTTCATGTACATGGATGGATGGACACAATGGGTATGGGTGTTGGGTATGGGCATGGAATAATACTTTATTCATAAACAATATAGCTGAATCTTGGGTAACTAAATATTCAGATAATACAGGGAATTATCTCGGTGGTGGTGTAGCTATGTTGCGCTATATACCATTTTGGACACATGGGCTAATTGCAACTAATAATCAATGTATCGCAAAGAAGCAAGCTCTAAGGGTTAACGGGTTTGAAGGCATATCTGAGTTTGTATTATGCGCAAATAACCAAATCAATGTAGATAATACAAAAGGTGAAACTGTTATTTCAGATAATATTATTATTCTAGGGGGAGGATATTCTTCATCCATGGATATTGGTATATTTTTTAATATATATGGGTCATTATCTATTACAGATAATACTTTTGATGGGCATGATGGGGCTACTTCATTTTTAAATCAAGGAATTAGTATACTAGGAGATACTGGCGATACTTTAAACGGCTCTACGTCAATTTCTATTACTGGAAATACATTCGGAAGTTGGTTAAAAGGGCAGTGCATATACCTTACTAATGGGTCAAGTATTTCAGCAGCAGCTAGAAGATGCAAAAATTTAATTATTACTAATAATGTTTCTACAAGTAATGACTTTTTTCTAAGGATGAGTTCATATTCTTTTAAGACATATGAAGGTGTAGCAAATTCTCTTATTTCAAATAATATAATTGATGGTACAATTTATGGTACATACGCACCTCCTAGTGTTAATAATTATGGAATTGCGTTAGCAGGGAATGTTTCAGGAGATATAATAATATGTACAAATAATACAATTATTGGAAAAACTTTTGCTGTCTTAACATATAACTATATGTGTTCATCATCTGCAAGTATAAATATTTCAGGAAATAAATTAAAAACAATTACTACTCCATATTACACTACTTCACAGATTGTTTCGGGTCAATCAGGATTTTTTGCTGGTTCAAAAGTATATGCGTATGGAGATGATAGTGTTACTGATGCACAACCTACAATAGGAGCAAAGCATTTAACAAGCGGTGCTGAGGTCTCTCTATTTCAGCAATCAACAATATCCTATCTAATGGCTACAAATTCTTTATATATATATACAGATTCAGCTGCACAAGTTATTGTTGATTCTAATGAATTTAAGCCATCTGCTGATAATACAAAATCGTTAGGAACTGCTGCCCTTAGATGGTCAGTAGTATATTCTGGGACTGGAACTATTAACACCTCAGATATCACAGAAAAGACATTCTATGAGATTGAAGAAGCAGAAGTATCATGCGCTAAAGAATTAAAGTCTATGATGCGCAAATTTAGATTTAATGATGCTATTGACGAAAAGGGGGAAGATAACGCACGTATTCACTTTGGAGTAGGTGCTCAATATGTTCGTGATGTATTTAGTAAGTATGGATTAGACCCATTCAAATATGCTTTACTTTGTTATGACTCATGGGACGAAGTATTAGAAGAAAAAGATGAAGAAGGGAATATTATTACTGAATATATTCCTGCTGGCGATAGATATGGAATACGCTATGATGAATTGTTATGCTTTATAATAAGTGGAATCTAGCATGACACCACAACACTTTAACTCAAAGTATAAATACAAGTTTGACAAAGACCAATTTGGTGTAGATCTGATAAAATAATAATAAATAAAAGGAAGCAGTATGGCAATTGGTGAAATTGAACACAGGGTAAATACATTGGAGAGCAATCATCAAAGCTTTGTGTTTGAGCTCAGGCAAACCAATGCTACTCTTATTAAGATTGAAAGAGCTATTGAGCAACAAAACGAAATAAGCACTGACATTAGATTGTTAAGACAAGAATTCAAGTCTCATACTGACATGGAAGCAGAGTCTGCTAAACGACAGAATGCAAGGCTAGAACATTTAGAAACAAACCAGTCTCGTATAGCATGGATGGTATTTACTGCTGTAATCGGTGCTATAATGACTTTAATATTGAAGGGTAACTGATGGAACTAAAACTAGTGCGTAAAAAAGGTAATGCTTTATCTGTTGAAGGTAAGCTATTTATCAATAATGGTTTTCAATGTTATACGGTTGAGGATGCTGACAGACGTTTAGAGACTGCTGGTTGTTCAGCTAAAGTATATGGCAAGACAGCTATCCCAAGAGGGAAGTATAAAGTTACTATATCAATGAGCAAGAGATTCAAAAGATTTCTTATTGAAGTATTAGATGTTCCTTGCTTTGAAGGCATTCGTATCCATAGTGGTAATTCATCTAAAGATAGTGAAGGATGTATTATCGTAGGAGCTACAAATACTAAAGATGATGATGATTGGGTTGGTAATAGTAAAGTTGCGTATGAAGCATTACATAAGAGAGTTAAGAGTGCTTTATCTGCGGGTGAATCTGTAACACTGGAGGTTGTGTGATGAGTAAAGCAAGAGAATTAAGTAAGTTACCAAACTACGTATTAAGTACTGTAGCTGAATTAAAGTTAGCTGTAGGTAAAGAACAAGGCGATAAAGCATTTGTAGGTGGATACTATGCTGATGGTGATGGTGGAAGTGGAGACTTCTATTGGGATGCTGTAAGTGTTGAAGCAGATAATGGTGGTACTATCTTTCAAGTAACTGGAACCACTACTGGTAGATGGAAACGTATTTATAGTGGTGCTGTTAATGTTAAGTGGTTTGGTGCTAAAGGGGATGGTGTTACTGATGATACCACCGTAATTCAAAACTCTATATACTCACTTTCAATAGGGGATTCTCTTGACGGAGGAGGTAAAACATATATTGTTACTTCGTTGTATCTTATGTCATATATGACATTATTAAATTTCAAGTTTATAACAAAATCTGGTTCTACTCCATTCAGAAGCCCAATCACCATTGACGGAACATTATTAGCAAAAACAGATATAAACATTATAAATGTATATGTAGATGGAAACCGCATAAATCAAACCAATATAACTGTTCCAAGTGCAGAGGATGGTTCATTACATGGGATTCGTTGTATTGGTACTTTGAGTAACTTATATCTTGAGCGTGTTCATGTTAGCTACTGTGGAAGCTATGGGATACTATTACTTTCATCTATGTCAGTAGGAGCAGCAGATTCAGATTTTGTGTTTAACAATATAACCATTAAAGACAGCTCTTTTAGTAATAATAGAGCACACGGAATGGCAGCAGATAGTGTTAATGGTCTTGTCATGGACAATGTGATGCTCAATAATAATGGTAATGACCTAAACGGAACTGACCCTCTAACATCGGGTGGAAGGGGTGCTACAGTAGATGGAAATTACTACGGGTCTGGTTTTGACTTTGAAGGGTATGGAATCGGGTCTAGCTTTAAAAATGTAAAATTATCAAATGTAACAGCACTAAATAATGCTAGAATGGGAGGTCTATTTTACGACCAACTAGATACCCGTCCAATAGTTTTTGCGGCTCGTCAAAAAATATGGATTTCGGACAGTTATTTTGACAAAGGTATTTCTGTAAATAGTGATGGTTCGGGTTTACAATTTACGTCTACTTTGTCCTCAAAAACACTTGCTTCATTATATGATTCTGTGTATATAACAAACACAAGGGTAGATGGTTTTTTATTAGCCAGATGCGTAAATAATCTTCAGTTCTCAGGTGAAATCAATAGCACAGTTGGCGATAGTTTTCTTATTTTAGATTATGCTACTAGGGTACAATGTAGTGCAATCACTTCTGGAACATCAAAACTTGTTTCCGCATTGAACTCCACCTACTCATTTGGGATTGAGTCACAAGAATTTCCACCAAACCCAGTATTAACAAATGTTGGAGCGGCTGGTACGTTGAATAATATTGTGTGTACGCAAGTAGAGAATATTAGAGATAGAACTTTTAGATTTCTAATTACAGCAGACTGGTTGGTAACTACTGTTGGGACAACACCTATTTTCAGAATAACACCAAGTGGAAATAGCACTATAGTTGTTCCACCAAGGCTTGATATAATATCATCTGCAACGGCACTGCCAATACTTGCATCGTACGATTTATCTACAAACTATGCAAAATTTATAGATAATGAAGGAGTAGTTTTAAATATTCAATTTATAGTTGATGTAAAAGTTTAAAATGTATAGTACAACAACAACAATATTAAATAAAAAGGAATAACATGGAAAAGCTAAAACAATTTCTAAAGTCAAAGTCAATCAACTTTGCACTAATAATGGGTGCACTCGGAGTAGTTGAGGCATATACTGGAGAAATCAAAGATAGACTAGGTGATACCTATGGCTTAGCTTATGCAATGGTATTCTCTATTGGTATGATTTATCTACGGTCTATTACAAATACAAGCCTAAAGGATAAATAGTGTACCTACGCTTCTGGAGAGAGATAGCACTACTTGTAGCTATTATCTCTTGGTATGGTACATATTGGTATCTATCAAATAGATTGGACGTTGTAGTGGCTGAGAAAGCTTTACACGAACAAGCTTTAGACTTTCAGAATGCTTCACTATTAAAACAGAAGGAAGACTATGAAAAGAAGTTATCAGAACTACCTAAAGAAATTGAGAAGATTACTGTTAGGTATAAAGTTATTTATCAAGGTATAGATGATTGGAAAGGAGATGATAATGCAACTGATTGTGAAAATGCTAATAGCTTTCTTCGTAGTATTAATTACTAGTGGATGCTCACAGAAGCTTATCATGGTTCCTATTGCTTGTGATATACCTAAAGTAGATGAGCCAATGATTGATACTATTGATAAAGATACGACTCTTGGAGAAGCTAAGAGATGTGCTAAGAACTACTTTCAAATGAAAGAGAGTTACGAGAAACTAAAGAAAGTTGTAGAAGTGTGTCAATAGTGATATACTTTCAATAGCATATAGCATAATTTTAAAAAGGATAACCATGGCTGTAACATATACTAATATTATTGATGGTCAAAGTGTAACAACTTGGGCTACTAATGCTAATTCATTTGGAAATGCTGTTAAAGCTAATATAGATACTATTGAAACGAACATAACAAACTTGGATAACTCTAAGATAGAAGTAACTGATACTGGTATGGTATATGCTGTATCTAATGCTGGTGTACTACAGAACCTAACTACATCATACGCTAAGGTATATATGGTAGATACGATTGCTATTAACTCTGCAAACTCTCATATCACTGTAAATATTGGTTCTGGAACAATTACATTCAATACGTCAGGTGTTTACCATATCAATGCTAGTGGCTCTGTTAAATCAACTAACAATGTATTAGTGGAATTTAACTATAATATCAATGGCTCTACTGTTGTTACTACTCCTCCTAAGTTTACTGGTGCTGGTAATGAACCATATGCTATCACTAACTCTACATTTATAAGCGTAACTGCTGGAGCTGTATTATATATTGAGGCTAAAGCTGGTTCTGCTGCTACATTTACTCCCACTGGTTTTGGTATATCAGTTGAGAAAACTCACTACTAAGGATTAATATGAGTGGATTTGCATTAGCTGGAGCTGGATTAGGTGTAGCAACAAATATGTTGTCCTTACGTTCAGCAAATAAGCAAGCTATCAATAGTATTAACCAACAAGGTGAAGCATTAAGTCTACAAGGAAGTAACCTTATATCTAATCTAAAGCTTATCCAATACAATAGAGATGAACTAGATAGAGACTTAGGCGATATACTATCAGCAGATGCTTTGGCTACTGCTAAGAATATGGCTACTGCTAAGGTATATATGAGTACAAGAGGTACTGTTGGTGGTACAAGTGCATTGGTATCTAAACAAGTCTTTATAGACCAAATACAAGCTGATGCTGAAGCTATTAACAAATACAGAAAAGAAGATGTTAATATGTTGACCAATCAGTTAGCTAAGCAGATAGATTTTAAAACTCAACAAAGACAAGCTCAATGGAATATGGATGCTACTAGGGCTGGTATAGCTAGTCCATTTGCTGCTGTATTAGGAACTATGAGTGCTGCTATTGGTGGAGCTTCTGCTGGTGCTACTATGGGTCAAGGAATTGAGAAGATGGGAAGTGTAAACAGTGGTCTTGGAGCAAGTCAGGTTAGCAGTAGAAGCTCAATGACTCCAAGCGGTTCTAGTTGGGTTCATCAATCCAATTCACCATTCAATACTTAATAAGGATAATATATGATTAACGTACAAATTGGTGGAGGACTACAACCTACTAATGCTCCAGTAGAGAACTTAGGTAAAGACTTAGCTAATCTATTTGGTGCAGTAGGAAAAGGTGTTGAGACATATAATACTATTGGAGAGACAACAGCTAAACTAAAAGCTTCTGAAGATATAGCTCAATATAGAGAGCAAGTAACAACACTCAAGGCATCTCTTGCTTATGCAGATAAAAATCCAGATATGTATTTACAAGTTAATGCTAGGATTAATGAGCTTGGAGCAGAGCTTGTTTCTAAATCAAAAGAGTTTGAAAATCATCAGGCTGCATTTGATGTATATAAAGAAGCTACATCAGCTGCCCATGCAGACGTTGCTTCAGCAATAGAGCCATTGGTTCAGGCTGGGTTTGTAAAAGAAGGTCTATCTAAAAAAACAGAAGATACATTAACTAGACAAAACAAAGCTGGTCTATTCCCAAATAAGAATGATATAGAAGTATCTAAACTTACTGGAATGCCTTATGGGCAAGGTCTTACTGAGGCAGAGAATGATGTAGCAAAACCACATCTTAATGCTATAGACACTGAATTAGATGCGCAGAATCCAAGTGTTATAGGAAGTAAGATATTAACAAATGGTGCTGTAGATAGAACTAAATTATCTGAGTATCTTAATACTCTTACTGGTAGTTTAGTTAAGTATGTTACAGATGAGAATGGTCATGTTACACTTGATACTCCAATAGAAAGTACATCTATTAAAGAAGAGTATATGAAGAGATTTGACTCTTTAGTTACTAGATTTACAAAGAAAGAAAAAGATGAGCCAAACGTAGACCTAAAAGCGATGAAAACAAATGTTTCTGAAAACAAGACTCCTACATATACAGTTCAAGGCATAGCTGAAAAGAGAGACGCTGATGTTAAGGCATTTGAGATATACAAAAACTCAGATGGTCATGCTAATGCTAGTAAGATTGAAGAAGTTGAATATATGGGTCTTGAAGCTAGTTCTTTAAATGACTATCAAGAAAAGATGAGTGCTATTGCAGCAATGCAAGCTGGAGAGCCAATTACTAGAGCTAGATTTCAGCAAGTAGAAGTAGTATTAAATGAAAATAATATTGCTAATCTTGTAGTAAAAGATATGAATAAACAAGTTAGTGAAGCTACATTAACTGGCATGATTACATCATATTCACTTGAGATTGAAGATGCACTAAAGAATGGAACACCAATGGATAAAAACATAATGGGTTCAATGATTAAGTCTAAGCCATCAAACCTGAAGTCATTTGAAGAAGCACTAATTGGCTCAATTAATTCTGGTGGTAATCTTGCTACCGTAGAGTCTTTAGAGAATAGAGTTGATGCATTTAATATCTTTGGGCAGAAGTCTAACAGTCTAGCTAATAGAGCCATATATGCTGATGCAAGCAGATTTCTTGGAAGATACCTATCAGACTACAATAAGATTAAAGACCCAGCAGAAAAAGCAAAAAGAGGTATGAATATACTTGCAACTGCATCTGCTTATCAGTCTACTATACCAACAAAGATTCAGGTTGAAAAGATTGTTACTGCTACAATGACAAATGAGGTATATAAAAATCTTGACATTGATGGTCTTAATGTTAAACCAGAAAATATATCCGAGTCTTTTGTAGAGGAATCATATTATCAATATAGAAACTCAATGAATAGAGACCCATCTAATGAACAGCTAACTAAGTTTATAGACGATAATGCAGTTAGCATGAAGAGGGTATTCAACTGGGACAGAGAGACTGATGATATTATTGTATTAAGACCAGTAAATAGCAATGGTCAACGTATTACATCTGACAATACATACTATGGTCTACATGCTTATTTTGATAAGCATAATATGGATGCTAATAACTATGACTATATTACTACATCTACTACTGGAAAATCTACTGCAATACAGATAGTAGATAAGAAGACTGGAGCATTATATGCTATTCTTGATGGAGACTATTTTGATAGAGAATCAAAGTATAATACCAAAAATAGTGGTAACATAACTCCAAATACTAGAAAAATAGTAGATGCAAACAAAAAGTCAGCTAGAAAAGCGAATGAATCACTGTTTAATCTATTTAAGTAAATAAGGACTATTATGGGAATTGACACAAATGCTATTGTGGGTATTAGAAAGAACTATGGTTCATTAATAGAAGAAGCATCAAAGAAGCATGGAGTTCCAAAGGATATACTAGAGTCTGTGATATATCAAGAGTCGAGAGGTAACCCAAATGCAGTTGGAAAGGAAGTTGTAAGAAATGGCGTAAGCCATGGTACTGCCAAAGGGCTAATGCAGTTTATGGATGCTACTTGGAAAGATACTAATAAAGGAAATCCATCAGCTAGTCAATTTGATGCCAAGGCAAACATTGATGCTGGAGCTAGATATTTAGCTGGTAACTTAAAAGAGTTTGGTGGAAATGAAGAGTTGGCTATAGCTGCATATACATCTGGTGCTGGTAGCGTTCACAAGGCTAAAGGCAAGATTCCTAATAGTGAAGCACAAATGTATGTTGATAGCATTAAAGAAGTAAGAGGGTATTTGTCTGGTCAATCAAAGCTACCAATATCACAGCAGAAGTTAGGCTCAACATATTCAACTGCTATAAATGAAATATCAACTAGGACAGCTACTAATTCAGCAGCACTACAGAGTCAATTAAATAGTGATATTGCTAGAGCTAATAATATTGCTAATTCTAGCTTTGGAGAAAAGTTTACAGCAGCAATAACATCTATGAACTTATCAAGTCCAACAACTCAGATTATTGATGAATTCGATTTAAGAAGTAGAGCTGGTAAAGAGGACACTAATTATAAGTATGACCAGACTTATGCAGCTAAAGTTCTTGCTGCACATAACCTTGACTATAATGATGATAATCTTGGGCTGCTATCTAAGTCAATAAACAATAAAGATTTTATGAATAGAATAGACCATATCTCTGGATTGAAAGATGTACGTAATTTTGCTAACCAAAGTCTTGGTGATACATCTATGACTTCATGGGGAATTACTGGAGCATTTATAGGAGACCCATCTTTAGCATTGTCATTAACAGCACTACCAATGTCAATCGCAAGAATGGGATTAGCAGCTAGAGCAATTACTTCATATGGTACAGCTGGAGCTATACAAGGTGGAATATCTTTATTTAAACAAGAGTATATGCCTAACCATACTATTGATGATGTATTGCTTGACACAGTGTTCGGAGGGATAGTCGATGGCTCATTAGCTAAAGGAATGTTCAAACCAAAGAAGCCAATAATAGAACCATCAAAAGTAATAACCCTTAGGCAAAGCTTTGCTGCTAGTGTGGCTGAGACTCCAGTAGAAACAAGATTTGATTTAAGTAAGAATTACGGGTGGAGCTTTGCTCCTAGCAAACAAGTAGTTGAACCATTTACTGATGTTGAGTGGGAAACTACAGCTAAAGCACTTGGTCACGATAATCCACTGATGATTACGGACAAAAATGTAAGAAAGCAAATATCTGATGCTATTGAACAACAAAGAATAGATAAAGCACTTAATGATGAAGCTATGCTAAAAGCACAAAGAGATATAGCTGAGAAAGAAGCTCATGCAGCTAAGAAGGCTTCGGACAAAGCAACATCATCAAAGGTAAAAGAAGCAGCTAAAGCTACAGCTAGAACTGTTCTAACTGAAGAGGAAAAGAAAGCAAAGATAATATCAGATAGAATAACTTCATCTGGATTATCAAGAGAAGACTTCTTTAAACGTGTTGACTCATTGGCTACAGATGCTAAAGACATTAAGGATACAATTAAGGAGATTGCTGGTTGGTCTTCAAATAAAACAAAAGGCAGAGCGTTTAAGGATATTCAGCAAACAATAAATGATATTAGAAAAATATCTCCATCACATGCTGACTCACTGCAATATACATTAGATAAACACCAAGGTCTTATTAAAACCAACAGAGCAGTATTGGATGCTAATAAGAAAGTAAAGCTTGAGATGAAGGCTAAGTCATTTAAAGATAATGTTAAGCAACTATCTACATATTTAAAGGGCGTTGGTAAGAAAGTGTCTGAAGCTGAAAAACAAGTTTCTGACTTCAAGCATATCGGAACAGTTGAAACATCAGCTAAAGCAACAAAGAATGAGATGGATAGATTATCAGCTATAGATAAGGCTATAGAGAAGGCAAGCAAAGGAAAGAACCAAGTATCTAAAGATGCTGTTGCTAGACTTAGAAAAGAAGCTGAAGACATTAAAAATTCAATTAATAAAAGAGCTAAAGATAATGCTAAATCAGCATCTGATAATTTAGCTAGACAAAAAGAAATATATGAACGAATGGCAAGTGCTGTAGATGAAGCTGTAATGGGGCTAGAAGACACTATTAATGATATGCTACTAGATATGTTTCAGAATACAGCAGATAAAGAGAAATACCTAGGAGAGCTAGCTGGAGCTATTAATAAAGAGTTTGGTTCGGATTTGAAACTAACCATTAAAGATGGCAAAGTTGCTTCTGAAGGAAGTCTTAAGTTCACTGTCAAAGGAAATAAGGCGTATTCTAATGGAATGAAAATTGTAATTGGTCTTCCAGCTGCATTAGCATTAAGCTCAGTAGCATCTTTTGCTGGTGATGGTGGAGACAATGAAAGCTGGTTTGGAATTGGTGGGTTTGCACTAATAGTTCTTGGGCTTGGAGTATCAGCATCAGTGGTTAAAAGTGTGGTTGAGCATGGTGGAGTTATTAATGCAGCTAAAGCTACATGGAAAGATATTAGAGGAATTGAATCTAATGCAACTACATTATCTGACCCATTCTATAAGAGAGTTAAAGACAAGGTTATGTCTGTAGACACATATAGAACTGGATACCTAGAGAGCCTAGCTACTATTCTTAAAAGCAAGAATGAAAGCATTAAAGAGCTTGGTAGAAAATTAGTTACTGACCATATTGACCCAACTAAGAGTCTATCTGCTATGGCTGATAAAACTGCAAGGATTGGTGCAGCTGATTACAATATAGCACTAGCTAGTGAAAAGGCATATAAGCAATGGCTAATTGCTACTAATCAATCAGAGACATTAGCACAGAAGTTTGCTTATGTATTTGAAGACACTCCATTAAGACTAAAATTTGAAGAGGAAGTATTAGACCATATAGAATTTGGTACTGATGCTAGTTCTGCTATTAAAGAGTATGCTAAAGCCATTAGAGCTGAACAAGATAAGATGGTTAAATATATGAATGAATGCGGAGTAGATGGATTCAGTAATGAAGATATTGCTAAGTTTAAAGAAGGATATATTCCAAGAATAGTAAACTCAGAAGCAATGATGAAAATAGCTCAAACTCCAGATGGGATATTGAAGCTAACATCATCAGTCAGTGAAATGATTGCAAGTAAGATTGGAAAATTACCAGATGACAAAGATGTAATGGACTTAGCTGACAAGTATGTAAGAAGCGTGTTGTCTAATTCAAGACCAGCTGGAGTAGGCTCTACTAATGTGGCTAAGATGGTTGAAGCTATGGATAGATTAGGACTTGATATATCTGGAATAGATATTGAAGCAGTAGCTAAAGAAGCTCATTCATCCAATGATGTATTGTCAAGAGGTAAAATGAGAATACCAATGGACTTGTCTAAGTTCAAGCCGTTTAAAATATCTACCAATGGACATGAAATTGAAATTACTCTAGCTACACTATATGATAGAAATGCTCAACAGTTAATGAGAAGAGTAGTTAATGAGCAATATGGATATGCAGCAGCAGTAAGAATAACTGGATATAAATCTTATGGTGCATTGATGAATAAGATTAATGGAAATATAGATGACTATGTTGAGCCAGAAGTGGCTAAGACGTTGACTACTTATGCCAACTCTTTATTTGGAAGACCAGCATTTGATACATCATCAGAAATGGCTCAGAATGCAATGGTAATCAAAGGAATCACTGGTATGGCATTAACATTTTCTACCCTTACTACTTCAATGGAAACTCTTAAGGCATTATCTGCTGCATTTGGATTTCACGGTAGCAGTGCAGCTAAGAAGCAATTTCTAATATCAACTGCAAACCTAATTGCCAAGTCATTTGGAAGAGAAGGATTCCAAGATACATATCTAGCCAAGGTTATGATTAGCCAAGTTAATGGTAGAGGTGGTGCTCATGTTAAGGGCGACATTACAATGAAGGGGCTTGATGATTTAACTAACCTTACGGAACAAGGTGTTGATGGGGTTAGACGTATAATTAAAAAAGCATCTGTATCTGGATATATTACATCAAGACTTATTCAAGCTGATGACTTCTTTAAGAAGATTGCTAATATTTATTCAGCAACAAGACTAGCCAGATTAGCTCATGGAGTAGAGACAATGAGTGATGGCTCTAAATCTCTATATGGAATTGATGATAAAGTATTGGCTAGAATGAAAGAGAAGTTAAAGTTAGATTCACAAAATGAAGTTATTGACTTAGACTTTGATAATTGGAGTATAGAAGACCAAGATATGTTCAGGAATGTAACTGATGCCATCTCTATGGATAGGTCTACTTGGACTACACTAGGTGCAATACCAACTGGTTCAATTAATAGCACTGCTGGTATTATGATGAGTGGTCTAACCCACTTTGTTTCTCAAACATATACAACACAAGCACTAGCTAAGTTTAGACATGGAGGTTTGGCTAACTATGCAGACTCTGGACTATGGGTATTATCTGGAGCTATGAGCTACTATGCTAAGTCGTACGCAACTGGAAGAGAACCAGACCATGATGATGCTATAATGTACGCCATAATGCAATCACCAATAGCTGCACCATTTGCTGTAGCTGGAATGATGATTGACCCAGTTGCATTATCTGTGGTACAAAAAGCAATGATGGCAGCAAAGTCAAACGTAGAGTATGTAGTTAAGGATAACAATGAATAAACAAGAGAAGCTAGTTAAACTAGATATGATGGTTTTAGACAAGATGATTGAATGGATGGAAACTGATGAGACAAATAGACTTCCTGAGCTAGGCAATGCTATATCTTTTCTAAAAGCCAATGCAGTAGTAGAAGAAAAGAAACAAGATGATGATATACTTGAACAAAGAAAAAAGAAACTAGAAGAAGTTAGGGAAAAGAGAGATAATGCAAATATCAAAACTAATAACAGAGCATGATGATATTTTTGAAGTCAGTGGTATTACCTATGTGTATAAAGACAGTAACTACATAAGAAGCGTGTATGAATCAACAACAAAAGCAAAGGTAATTGAGATTAATTTAATAAGGGTTGGCAATAATACGGATAGTCTGAAACGCTTCCTATCAAAACAGTCTAGGGTAGATAGGGTAAATAAATACATAAAAGATGGAAAAGAAGATAAAGATTGGATTGGAGATAGGGATTACCTTTTATGAGTAAGTATAACTATAAATATTATGTAGATAGACTAGACGAGTCAACTTGGGGAAAGATTAACCATGATGATAAATACTATGATGATGATGACTTATACGATAGCTTCATCTGTTTTGTCCACTATGCTTTTGCTTATCTAAATCTACCTTCTCCAACTAGAGCGCAGATAGAATTAGCTAGGTTTATCTCTGACCAGTCTAATCCTCACCGTATGCTTCAATGTCTACGTGGTTTGAGTAAATCCCTTAACGCACAGTTATACACTGTCTGGAGGCTTTTAAATGACCCTGATGAGCATATCCTTGTCATGTCTGCTACTGGTTCTCGTGCTGTAAGCTTTACTCAGTTTGTTCAGAAGCTATTAAAGCTACTACCAGTATGTGGTGGTATGAGTCCACGTCATAATAAAGAGAGAACATCTGGACAGTCATTTGATATAGCTGGTGCTTCTCCATCAGATAGTCCTAGTGTATATGCAGTAGGTGTTGGTAATCAGATTACTGGTATGAGAGCAACACTGGTTATTTATGATGATATTGAAACTGCTCAGAACGCTGATAGTGCTACTCAGCGTGAGAAGGTAGACCACTTTGCTTCTGAAGCTACCAACTTGCTTATGGCTGGAAGAGACGAAACAATAACTCTTTGTACTCCTCATAGTATGGACTCTATATACATCGACTGGATACAGAATAAAGGATTTAAACCTTTGATTATTCCAGCTCAGTATCCAAGTGACATTAATCTATACAATGCCAACTTAGCTCCATATATCCTAGAGAGAATGGAAGCTAAGCCAGACTTGGTTGGACTTAATATTGATGAACGATTTACTCTTGATATTCTTGAGTCCAAGAGATTACGTATTGGTAATAGCCAATATAAACTACAGTACCAACTAGATGTTACAGCAAGTGATGAGTTGAAGCATCCACTTAAGCTAGCTGACCTAATTATTACTGACGTAGATATTGATGATGCTCCTATTAGAATATCTCCATCCAGTATGAGAGAGAACCTAGTTATGGTTAAACATAATGGTTTTCAAACAGATAGATTATATGCTCCATCATTTGTATCTGAAGATAGAGCCAAGTACAACTATCGTCTTATGAGTGTTGACCCTTCAGGTAGCGGTAGTGATGAGACTGGTATAGCTGTAGCGTTTACTTGTGGTGGTAGATTATTCTTTAAAAAGATTAGTGGTCTCACTGGTGGATATTCCCATGAGAACATTAACCAAATAGCTACAATGTGTAAGGACTATAATATCGATTACCTTATTGTAGAGAGTAACTTTGGAGATGGTGCTTATGGTAAGTTGGTTGAGCCAATACTAAATAAGATGTCACCTAATACAAAGCTAGAGAACCTACGTTCATTTGGTCAAAAAGAGAAACGTATTATACAAACAGTAGAACCATTGCTGAATCAGCGCAAGATAGTGTTAGACAAGAAGATACTCGATGATGACATTGGAGCTAACATTGTCAATAGCTTTACATACCAGCTTACAAGACTTACTCCAGAGCCTAGATGCTTAAGGCACGATGATAGACTTGATGCTGTTGAACTATTGTGCAGATATGCTTTAGAGCTAGAGAACTTTGATGAAGATGCTGTAGCTACTTTATTTGACGAAGAGAAACTATCTAAAGACTTAGAAGATTTCCATGCACTATTTGGAATGGACTTTAGCAACAATAATAATTATGCTGCTAAGTATTAGTTACAGAGCTACTTCTACTCTGCCATCTCTACCAAACTCTACTCCATCTGAGAAGCATTGAGCCAATAATCTGATAAGTGCATCTTCTGCTTTCTTATTCCCTTTATACAGAGCATTTGGAACAGCTCTGACAAGCATACGCAAATATTGGTTTTCTTTATCAACAACTACTGTTTCCATTTAAGTCCTTTTCTAAGTCACGATTTAATCGCTTCTCAATTAATGTAGCATAGCCTGATATATCGTGCCAACTGTCAATATGCTCTGGATTACCAGCTAGTATTCTCGCTATCTTGTGAACAATCATATCAAGTGATTCTTGCATATCCCAAGCAAGCTCATTCCAGTTACTACAAGTGGCTTCTCTCATCTCAAGTTTAATCCTTTGGCTAATCATTGACTGAACACTAAAATCACCATGTGTTTGCTGTCGTTCTGCTAATGTATCTTCAATACTCATAATTTAGCCTTTGTGTAGTCTGCTTTATATAGAGTATTCTCTGGTTGTTCTTTCCACTTCATCCACTTGTCTCCATCATTACCATACAAATCCCATTTCTCTGCTTGCTTTGGGTCTTGTAGTCTAGAGCTAATCTCTAGTACAGTCTCTTCCATAGCTATCTGAGCATCAAAACCAAATCTAGGCATAAAGTTTACAGTGAATACGTTAATGTCACATAGAGCATCAATTACGTCATCCTCAGTGCTATTTGCATTGTACATATCAGCATCAGCCAACATAGACTCAGCATAAGTATCTGCTAACTTCTTAAGTGAGTTCTTATCTATAACTTTATGTAGTCCTAACATCTCAAGCAACTCTTCAACAATACAATACACTGCAAGCTTCTTAGTGATAGGTGTCTTATCTGTACCTCTAGCTATTCCCCAATTGTTAATACTTTCTACTACATTCATTTGCTTCCTCCAATATATTCTAGTGCATCTTCTTCTGAATAAAAAATCTTTATGATTTTCCAATAACCAAAGTGGTCTAGTGCCTCAACAAAATGTTGAATGTTATTATCTGCTTTACGGTATTTCATTCTACTTCCTTTTCATTAGCTTCAGCTATCTTTTTTCTATTCCAATTAACTGCTTCTAGGCAGTCATTGATACGTCTCATATCCCTTGTTTCTAATGGCTCATTTAGTAAATCCCTAATGGTATCTTCAGCCCATATGATTTGCCTATGGAACAACCTAATGTGTTTTTGTACAAAGTCCTTATCATAGTATGTGCTATACAAGTATTCTGATGACTTCATTTTTCTTCTCCAATTTTGATATAGCTTTTAGCAATCTATTTGTACTTCTAGTGAACATTGACTTGCATCCAGTAGATACATTCTCGTTACCAATATGACAATATCTTTTAGCTTCAATAGCTTTCTTTAGTCTATTAGTATCCCATAGTGATTGTAAACAACCATTCTTTACTGTTGTGCCACTAGGGTCTGATATTCTATATAGATAGCCATTAGCCATATCAGCTCCAGCTAATTGTAATTCTTTTGCTGTTACATTCATCTCTTTACTCCTTTAAACATATCACAATCTGACAAATCTCCGTCAACTACCATAGCATCTTGAGTTGGTTTAATGATACCTAGATGACGTTCCAAGCTATTGATTAATTCTTCTCTTCGCTTAGCTTGGTTCTCATCTTCTGGAATAGCTGAGTATAATAATTCTAATCTTGTTTTTTCATCCATTGTTATCCTTTTGAAGTTGTAGTGCAATGCTGATATACCATCCACTACCCGACTATATTTCTACCACGTCAGACCTAGATTGTGTAGGTGTCCTTAATGATTTATCAGTAGGCATAAGCCTTTAATCAACCAATATTATTGGCTCACTAAAGGTGATATAGCGAATGACAGTGAAACATTCCTATATCGTGACTAAATCTTTAGACTTTTATTTAAAAGTTTATCACTGTAAGTTTTTTGATAGCTAATACATCGTGCTATCAGCGATGATAACAGTTGCAATCTCAACCAACTGAGACCACTGCTATACGATTAAACACACATAGATTGGTTTGTGACAGTATCTTCTCTAGATAACTGTATTGATTTCACCAATACATGTAAAGATGCAATCAATACAACCATCCTAAGATGGCTATTCATTAAACAGAAACTTCATATCTTCAGGTATACATTCATACATAGCTTCAGCTACTTCACGTATTTGAAAGTGTGCTGATGATGCTCTACGAAGCTCTAGGAAGTTCTTTAAGCTTCTAGCGTTAAACATTACTGTCCAGTTATATTGAAAGGCTTGTGGTAGCATTAGAGACGTTAGTTCATTGGAGTACCCATGAGCTATTGTGTCACTTATCTTATTCTTCCAGTCATACAGAAGGTTATCTACATACTCATCACCAGTAGGCTCAAATACAATATCAGTCTTATTAAGTGTGTAACGACTTGACTGACAAGCATAAGATGCCATACGGTGTCTAGTCATCTCAAGAAGCACTTTTGTACTGGCTGATATGTCAAATGTGAATGTAGCAAACTCTAATACACTAGAGTGCTTATGTTTTAATGCTACCTTAGTGATACGATTATCACGTTTAGTAGCATCAGTATAGTCTCCCTTAGCATAGCAAAGTCCGATACTATGGTCTATGCCTTCAAGCCCTTGATGCGCAATTAATTTAACTTTCATCTTTCACCTCCAATAAATGTGGATGCTCATAGATGTTTCCTATTACTTCAAAATGTTGGTGATAATTTCTTGGTGCGATATAATTACCCTTGTCGCTTTGAACTTCAAACACAAAACTAATCGGTCTGTAAATAATTACACATATTTCATAATCTTCAAAATTATGCCGTTTTGCTTTTACAACATCCCCCTCATAAATCTCAACACCGTTTTTATCGAGCAGTCCAGTGAATTGCATTAAAGTAATATCATCTTGGAAATCTTCATTTTGCAAATCAGCATTGCTGTAATATTCACCAGTAATGTCAGATGATGTATACATCGGGAATACCTCTCCACTCCACCCTATGATAATGAAGTCAGGATTTTTGGTTCCATTTAGCATTAAGCTACGTCTTTCATCCCACGCTCTAAATTTAATACTACGCATCTTTTACCTCAATCCAATTTCCCATAATGTCATCAGCATCTAACTCGACACCATAATGCACGTTTCTATTCAATGTATCATAATATTTCAAGACATCATTTTGAACAAAAATACAAAATGTATTTCTCCAATTGCAGTTTCTCATCTTCTTCCCACCATAACGCATGAGATGAAGGGCACGACTAAATGTGTATGTTTCAGTCATTGTCTAATCCTTTTTGTAGTGTCTTCGAGGGTACAGATTTTTTTTGGGAATCCAAACTCTCTATATTCTTCTTCTGTGAAATACCTATCAGTAAATTCACATACCCCATCTGAATACACCATCCTAACTTTGTATTCGTAAACTGGGTCTTTTGGTTTGATGCCTAGATGCATAGATATTCTTGTATTTTCAGCTTCAAGTTCTGCAATGCGCTTACTTAATAGCTCATATTGCTCACTAGCATAAGACATTGTTTGCATAAATATCTCAGGCGATAGTTTGAAACCAGTTTTGAATATATATTCTACATCTTGCATTAACTTGCTATAAAATTCATCTTGTGTCATCATAACTCCTTTGAATGATTTAGCACATCTTGTGCTTGTTCTCTACCTAGCTCACATATTCCCTTGTAAGCAGTAAGAGCTTTTTTATAATTACCTTGATACTTATCTAGGTTACGTCTTAATCGTACTGCTGAACACATAGCATTACCTTTGAAGGTATATGGTGATACTGGTAGTAAGTCATTGTCTTTGAGTGATATTCCAAAGGCTCCTACAACATAAGGCACTTTATGAGTAACATGTTGATTGTATCTGCTTTCACTCCAACAGATACTGCCTAATATTTTGGGGATATACCCACTTCTTCAGATACAGTGATGATATCTTCTGCTTCTTTATATGATGCACCATCCTCCATTATCTTAATGACAAGTTGCTGATGAGCTATAATCTCGTCACTATCATTATACTCCGCATCGCATACAGATAACTGAGCTTCTAATGATGCTACTTCTTTAAGATATTCCTTCTCTAATTCATTCTCATGATATACTGCATATACAGAGAACAATACTAGCATTGTGATAATAGTATCTTTAAGTATATTCATTTTGTAATACCTATCAAAGCAATAGTAATTACAGTAACCATAAGTGCAATAAACATAGTATGCTCCTTTTTCTTTTGTTCTTCAACGTATACTAATGTACCGTTTTTCTTTTTGTTTACATATCGGATATGTCTACATTGTTTACATTCTGAGTTGTATCCATCTTTATTACTTGTCTTCTTATGGAAACTACTTAAGTCTTTCTCGATATTACATATTCTACATATCTTCATACCATTTCCTTTATGGTTACAAAGCATTTCATCTCACTATGTCCATTAGAACCAATGAATGATACCTTTCTTACGAACTCTGATGAGTCATCCTTTATAATGCCTACCTCTACTAAACAATCACTGAATACCTTATCTACTATTGTTCCTATATTCGCTATATCAACTCTCTTCTTGCCAATAAAATGAAACTCATATGCCAATGATATTGGCTCATTAATAGTATCAATATCTTTAAGCAATGCTTTGATACTGTCACCATAATCACGTTTAAAATTATTAAGCAAGTGATGATGTAGGTTGCGATAAATATTAAGACTCATAAGAGCCTTACTATTTTTCTTGTAATATGGAATTGGCAATTCTATGCTTATTAAGCCCAAGTGTAGTTAATATCAATGCTAAACATTGTTTCTCCTATTAGATAAATTATTGTCATCACAATATCTATTATATGCAATAGCAGCATCTAATGATGTATCAAATGTGCTACCACTACTATATCTTGTTCCATCAGCTTTTCTAACCCTAAAGCCATATCTTCCAACATACTTCCCATTGCTTTTTTGTTTATAGACATTGGTGTATCCATGTGGCTTTTCGTACATTCTATTTAGAGTCATATTTTGTTGATGGTATGATTCAATTCTACAATTATCAGGACTATAATTTTGTTTACTATCAATACGTCCTATTGTCAATCCTTCTTCCCACCCACTTAATATTGCCCATTCTGAAAAAGCTTCATACTCCATCCACCTATTACAAACATATACGCCATTTGCTCCATACTTGTCATATGATGTATGTGTCTTACAATAGCATCTGCCTTTCATGCTTTGCCATACTTTGTATAGTTTTGTTTTTGATTTTACCATGATTTAATTCCTCATCTTGAAATAGATAAGGTCGGATAGTGTTTCATATCCTGAAGTCCTTGCCATATTACTGGTCTTATTGTTATTATATCATGTACTTGTTTAATTCACGACCAGGGATTGTCTTCTTCTGCTGGAGCTTGTGACGATTGACTAGCAGTTCGTACATGAGCCTTAACAGTAGTAGAATCAATAACTAGAAATTGATTACCTTTTACTTCCTTGTCATCTTTAGTATAGTTATTAGGCACAAAGAATCCATCTGCTTGTAGCATACCATCTCCAGCACTAATCAATCCGTATACACGTTTACCTTCATCAGGTGACTTGATTTGAATCTTAATATCAATTGGTTTACCAAATACTTTGTTACCGTCTTTGTCTTTACCATTTACTGATAGACCACATAGAATAGCTCCATTATCTGAAGTTCCTAACTTTTTGATTTCAAACTTACGGGTATCTTTATTCCAAGATGTTCCATTAAAATATCCACTAATTACCATTCTGAATCCTTTGTTGTTGTTTTAGTTTGTGTTGGTTTACTTGTAGCATTTGTCTTTCCACTTGCATAGTTACCGTCATCATCTTCCGCTTCTAAGCCAAGTAATGATACTAGCTGATAACGTCTAGCATATGTAACAGCTGAACCTAGTTGTTGCATGTCTTGTTTAGTCATAATCAATCTCATAACTGAACGTATCTTGCTATCAGGCTTGTCAGCATCATAAATCTCTGTAACTAATACATCTACACCATCTTGAATATCAGGTGACTGAGAGTAGCTAATGCCACATTCTTTTAGTGTTGGTGTAATAGCTTTAATGATACCATTAATGTCTGAATAGTTGCTCTTAAAGAAAGGATTTTTTGAGTCCTTTTTTACAGCATCAACACTTGATTGAAAAATTAACAATTTTGATTGTATTGACATTTGTTTTCTCCATATAATCTATATGCTGTACTCATACTGCATCCTAGATGTTTTGCTATCTTTGTGAAAGATATATTCTGATTTCTTAATTCAATAACTTTTAGTATAAACTCATCGTCGTAAGTTCTTATGCTTCCATTTATTGAACCCCACTTGCTTCCCATTGATTTTGCTACTTGTTTCTGTGTATCAGATTTTGGTACATGAAAATCCCTATGCAAATTGTTTTCAGATTTTGTTACCCATTCTGAATCCTTTGTTGTTATTTTAGTTTGTGTTATTTCTTTACCATGCGTATTTGTAGCATCAGAGTCTTTTGTATCATCAATAGCAAATAAACCATTCATTGCATACTTTCTAGCATAAGATGATGTAGCTCCAGTTACTTGTGCTGAATCCATACCCTTCTTATTTTCCTCTTCTCTAGCAAACCCACTACCTTCTGCTACTAGCTCTCCATCTTTATCAAATAGACTAGCAGTTGCTTTAATATAATATCTGTCACCAAGAACCACTAGCTCATCACGTACAGTAACGCTACATTCGTGCTTTTTAATCAAAGGCTTCAGTCCTTCAAAAATATCTTCCAAGCTACGATACTTGTACTTACCAAATAAATTAAATCGGTTCTTAGGAGCGTTTAACTCAGACTGAATTGTGCTTAACAAACTCATTTTGTAGCTCTCCATTCTTCATAAGCTTTAATCACTTCTTGTGGTTCAATACCAAGCTTTTGACTTACTGCATAGAATGACATACCACTATTAAGTAGCTTCATAATCTCTTCCATAATATATCCTTTACTTCTGATGAGACGATAAACCGTCTTCATATTCTTTGATTAAAATCTTAAGCATACTAACCATTGAACGGTCTTCTGTATCAGCCAATGATTGTAGCTTATTCTTTACGTCCAATGGTAGTCGTACCAATGAACTACCCTTTGATTTCTCTGTATCCTTCATAGTTAAATTCCTCCTTTCCCATATTTAAGAAAGCTATCTGAGCTGATAGCTCATGGTACATAGCTAAAGCTACATCAGTCTTCTCTTGTATCATTAGTTGTGCTACAAGATGACAATTATCAAATGTTGTGTTATCTACTGCTAGAATTACATCTAGGCTATCAATGGCTGCTTTCATAACTGTTCCTTTATATCTTCAAGTATTAACTCACGCATTACATCTCGCTCAATGTCATATCTAGTAAGCAAGTAGTTGAATTTCTCAATCATCTTTTCTATACTATCATCCATTTCATCTCTAAAGTCATTACACTGTTCTTCGTATAACTCTTCACCTGACTGTTGATTATTCAAATATCTATGTAGATTATTTGATTGCTCTTTATCCGTCATAATATATCCTTTGTGAATATTTGAAGTTTCCTTCATTGAGCATCATATCCAACTACCCCTACGCTGATTAAGCGCTAATGCAATAATCACTTGCAATTCAGTTAGAAGCATTGACACTCAATGAAATAAACTTATTTAACAATAGACAGCCTCTTGGAAATTAATCCGCAACATCTCTTTGATGTTTCATATTTGAAGGCAAGTAAATCAAATAACTCATATCAGAAGAGATAAACTCAACTGATACTGATATTATACTCTTGTAAACCAAAAGTAAACTTAATCTTTGTAAGATTTTTCTACAATTAACATAACTTCTTTATCAAAATTATGTTTATTCCAATAGCTTTCATCAATAGACAATGCTATATCATGTAAGCTATATAGCCATTCCTCTGCTTCATCTTTGTTCATAAGCAATTTATCAACTGTTGCTAGAGCTGCTTTAGCTAATAAATTAACTGCTCCAGTACCTTGTTTGGCTACCTTGATAATCTCTTGCTCAAAGTATGCTTTCAATGCTCCACCACCACTAGGAACGAATGGAGTAATATGTTTTCTATTCTCCTTCTTCTCTTTAGGGATAAGCTTTGCTACTTCAAACTTCTTCTCACAAGAACCAAACCATATATCATCAGTAGGATTGCTATAATAGATATGAGCCTTATCGAAACAAGCTTCGTCAATCTTTACCGAATAGTATCTTGCAATGTTAGACATAAACTCTTTGTATATCTCAGGTGTAGTTGATATGTATTTATCAGCCAATAAGATAACTCTAAATCTATCCCCTATTGCTCCATTCTTTTCCTTTTGATGGTTTCTAGTAGGTGCTATGATTGCATAATGTTCTGCAAATAATTCCTTAGCATAATCCATGCTCATACCATCATCTACATCAAGTACAATCATATTGGTTAGTTGTTGAGCTGATTCATTATTACGCTTACCACCTTTGAATTCAACAGGAGCATAACAGATATTCTCTCCAGTAATCCAGTGAGGTATCTCTTCAAACTTCATCTCTCTTTTAACATATCCATCACCATGGTTAAACTTACCATTTATAGGCATAGAGTAGCTCATAATACAACTATCACTATTGGTTGATATTAGTTGTCTAATCTTTACAGACAGCATACTTCCAATCTCCATACACTCGTAAGCATCACCATGTTTGTATGATAAATCCTCTAGCTCTCCAAAGTGAACCTTGATAGCTTTAGTGCTTGTGCTTGGATAGATACCAAAGTCTAATGCTTCATTAGTATCTACAAATCGATTTAAGCCACGTAGACGTAAATATAATCGTTCTAGCTTAGATTGCCCCTTGATTATACGTTTGAGGCTCTCAGTGCTATTTACGGTAAGATTAATGGCATATTCTACATCTTTAACAGATACAGACTTATTCCCACTAATGAAAGCATATAATCCAGCCATCTTAACGCACTTGAAATGTCTTCCATTGTACTCAGCACTAAGGATGCTGTCTTTGAACTCATTAGCTAAAGCTTCTGACTCTGCTTTAAACTCATACATCATATCCTTTGCATCTTCATCCATAGTTAGCACTAGACCTTCATTATCAGGTACAATTAGCTCTAGCAGTCGCTTAGCAGTAGTTTCTGCATTCTTATGTAGTTCGCTAGCCTTAGACTCTAATTCTCGCATTTCCTTACCAGTTAGCAAGATTGGCAACTTATCATCATCTTCTCTGAAAAAGAAACTACGTCTAGCTAATCCCGATTGCAACTTACTTCTAAATACATCTGCAATAGCATCATTAAGCATTAACGCTTCATATGTTCCAAACCCAAAAAAGTTAGGAGCTACTCCAAACACTTGTGCTTTAGTCTTCTCAGACTTAATAGCTTTAGTAGCCCATATGCCATTATCATAGCTAGTAAATAAGTTATCAATCATCTCTTGTTTTGCTGATATGAATTTGTCAATCTCATCTACCTCAAAGCTTGGTGAACCAAACTCTAAGTCGAATAAGGTTTGGGCTAATGAAGTCATACCTGCTTCAGTAGCGTTTCCTACTGTTGGTTGCCATACGCTTAGCCCCATAGCTGCTTCATCACGCTCTTTACCCTCTGCAAAGCTAGATAGATATATCTTACGTCTATTCATAAAGACCTTATTTAGTCTGTCATAGATAGCATTGAAGTACCAATTGTTTAGGGTATCTAATGAGCTATTCTTTCCTCCACCTGATTGTAGTAATAGTACAGAATAGAAATTAATAGGAGCTGGATTCCTACCTCCTTGGTAATCAACCTTAATCCTCATATTTGATGCTATTGTAGCTAGTTTATAGTTAGCCATCATAGCACTTGCCTCTAGCTCAATCTTTGGGTTTAATGACATTATTCCCTCAGCCATCTCATTTACTATTGGATGATACTTATTCATTTTAATCCTTTAAAAATATGAGCTACAACATCAACTGTCCAACCATTTCCTATGGCGTGATACCTATTGTAATTTGATACTCCACTTGTATATCCAATTGGTATCGTGTTAATTGCCTCACATTCTTCTGGAGTTAAAAACCTCCACTTGTCTCTATTTTTATTTCCTATGGCATTTGCTTCATCTATGCTTGGTTTGTTTTCAGTAATATATTTCATAAATTCCGAATCTGTAAAAACTATTTGTCTACTACCTCTGTATAGATACCTTCTTAGATTTGAGCCTTTCCCATACATAGCATCTATGCAAAATGACTTATCTCTATCACTTACAGCATCTACAAGAACATCATTCAGTGATATTCCCTTGTCTTCAGGCTGGGTAACATTTGGTATATTTGTCCAATAGCTCCTCTTCCTTAATCCAGCTGATACAAGGGAACTATTGATACTAATTGGTTTTACGCCAAGCTGAGAAGATATAATATCTTGAAACTCCTGCTTCATATTTACATTCTCAAGCAGAAAATACTTCGGTTTAACTAGCTTTAGAACCCTTACATACTCAAAAAATAGAACACTTCTTGGGTCTGCAAAATTTAATCCTTTACCAGCAGAACTGAATCCTTGACATGGGCTTCCTCCAATTAACAGGTCTATGTTTTTAATTGTTTTAATATCTCTAACATCACCAATCTGAATTGTATTTGGGTAGTTATTCATTGTGATAGATATTGCACTAGGCTCCACTTCACTTGCGAAATAACTATCCACTTCTATGCCTGCTCTTTCTAATGCTATTTGACCACAACTAATTCCATCAAATAGACTTAGTACATTTACTCCCATGGTGATACCTCCTTGCTAATATCTTCTTGTATGCTTGAAAGAACGTTATCTAATGAGAATTTATCTGTTCTATCTTTACTTCTTGCTTCTAATATCCTGATAACATTAAATGCTTTTTCTAAAGAATCAGTTTCAACGCTATTTGACATTAACGCTCTACTTGAATAGTCGTATACTAACTTTATGCTGTAATACCCATTCTTTTTTATCTTCATCATAGAAGTACCATAATAGTCTTCAACCTTAAAATCACCGTATGGTTTAAAGTGATTCATTAACTGCTTGTGTATGTTCTCGTCTTCTGCTTTCATCTAATATCAACCTTCTTACTTCTTGACTCATTGAGCTAGAATTTTTTTCAGCTAAATATTTTAGAATTGAAATCACATTAGCATCAAGGTTAATCATAACACCCTTCTTCTCTTGCTTCATTCTATTTCCTTTTTATTTAGTTCATTGCAATGATACAACTATATACCTTAAGCTATATAAAATTTGTATATATAATATAGGTAAGGTATAGGTATAGGTAAGGTATTGGTAAGGTAAGGTAGGAAACACGTATATACCCTAGTGGTTACCCTCGTGGGTCGTAAGATGAACGTACGATTATCGTACGACAAATTACTTTAAGGTTCTATTTTCCAGTAAATAGGCTAATAAAACCAACTATTGCCACAGCTAAAATCCCTATAACAATTGGCAATAAATAAATCCCAATTACAAATCCCATTCCAGCTAAAACCCATTCCATCTGCTATCCTTTTCTTTTCTTTTTATTATTGGCTCAAAGACTTATTGCTAATCAGGATAAAAAAGAACTACTACGTAGTGTCACTTCGTTATCTTTTTCATCCTTCAGCAAACGTCTAAACTATTTGTTTTCTTGGGAGAGATATAATCATTTCTTTCTCCCCATCATCATACCTCATCAGACAAGTAACTGTATAATTGGTTCTCCCAATACCCTTAATAAATGCACTTCCATAGTTTTGTTCTACCCACAATACTACTTCCTCATTGGTTAATGGTCTATTGTTTGAGTGCCATAGAGCTATGTTATTGGCTCTTTCTTCTTCAGTTGATACATAACTCGTCTTTTTGCTTTTCGTTCGTTTAAGAGCCATTTGCGTTACTTCTATGCTATGTTCTGAAACTAAATGGATTGGTTTGCCACAATACATCTACTAAATCAGGCATATTCTTAGCCATACGGATAGCTTTAACCTTGATTTGTATTAAACGTAACAATTCTGCCATATACTCTTCGTCTATTGGCTCAGTCAATACATTGACTTTAACCTCCCCTTTAACAGTAGGCTTTACAATATTAACAACACATACATGGTTAATATCAAAACCATTCTTACGAGCTATATAGGCATAGGTATACAATTGCATCTTATAATCAGCTAATGATGATTTACTCTTGGCTGAAGTCTTCCAATCAACAACAGTATTGCCCACAATAGCATCAATACTTCCCCCTAATACAAAACCATCAGTAGGCTTATAGGTGAGAGTTAGCTCTAACTCGTTAGGCTTTGGAAACTTCTTACCATACTGCTCAACCCAAGTATTATACATTGGCTCCAATGCTTCAAGGATTCCCCAACTGTCAATAGCGTTATTAGAATCCAAATAAGCTACTTCCTCGTCCTTGTTAGGTGTATAACCACCATTCCTACTGCTTAGATAATAATTCTCTATACGATTATGTAATAAGCTTCCTAGATAGGTATTATCATTACCGTTAAAAGATTTCTCTTTTAGGATATAAGTCTTATACCAAGCATAAGGATTGTCGAACATCTGTGACAAACTACTAGGTGATAGTAAAACCTCTCCCTCTTCTACTTCTATTTTTACATATTCTAATCCCATTAATTCCCCTTGAAATGAGGTAGTTAATATTATAATTAACTCCATACTATCCCCCATTGGAGATAGTAGCAATTAATTATTATTACCCCTAAAACCACAACAGCTCTTAGAATTCCCTGATTGCACATTGTATAAAGATACTACCCATAACTCACCACAAGTAGGACAAATAGCTTTCACTAATGTTTTCCCTCCCTTATTTGTGACTGAACCAAAGTATCTCACCCCATTGGCTATCTCCTCTCCCATTTTAAATTGCTTAGGTTTGACACGCTTAGGAGATTTGATTCTCTCCTGATTTATAGCCATATACAGCTCTTCCATTGGTTATCCTTTCACATTCAATCTGTAATTTGGTAAATCATACTCCCTACATTCATTTAGAGCCTCTAGAAGGAACAATCTATCCCTTATAGTAGTGTTTGCTCTCTTCAGGCTTTCAAGCTGTATAAGCTGACTCTGGAGCCAATTGCAATCAACTGCTATAATTTCCCCTTTTGCAAAATAATCTACCATAAATTGCTCAAGTTCTTTATTTTCCATTTTATCTCCTTAAAACAGTTTGTTAGCTATTCTGCCGAATAGCACCTCAAGTTTTAACAACTTCCATTTAATAAGTGTTCTCATATTTTACTCCATCTCTTCACAATAATATGAATCACAAATTGAGTCGTAATAGTCATTTAAGCCGCACTTGTATTGAATTGGGTCAGCTCTCTCAAGTATTATACTTGCACACATATTAAACATTTCAGGATAACAATCATCTAGCATATTATTGTATTGTTCGATTAAGTCATCATGTGAGATTAATTCTCTTCCATCGTCTTCAATGGAAAAATAACTCATTTGGTTCTCATATTCCATTTCATAATCATCATCGTTTTCCATTCCATGATCATCATCGTTATAATCGCTAGGAAGTTGTTCTATTGTAAACTCTTCAACTTTAGAACATACAAACTCACTTGCTTCACTCTCTGTTTCAAACATTGCAACCTCTTTACTAAAGTTACCACTCATTTCATAAACCTTAAACATAATAAACTCCTTGAAGTATAATTTGTTGCTACCAACGACTTCATAGAATAGCCTATTGGCTACTCATTGAAATTAATGGTCATACCATCCTCAAAAGGCACACTATCGCCTCTTGCATCGTATACTCTCCAAATTCCTTTTGTCTGCTTGATATACATGTTTAGCTTAGATAGTACACCATTTAATCGTTCTTTGGTAGTTGTTGTATACCAACCACAAGAAGATATAAATAGTTTATTATCTCTAACATATGCAATGTTATTACCATGTAGCCATATAGACTTATTTTCAACTCTTGTGTTATCTCTGTTGAAATAACTATCATTCCATAATGCGTTGGTTGCATCTTTAGTAATCTGTCTCATTTCATACTCCTTTACTTGCACTATATGGAGCTATGAAATAGCCTTCCATTATCTTGGCTATTACTTCGTTAGCCATAACTCTAACTTGCACTTCAGGACGTATTCCTTTATACATTAAAACAGACATAATAAACTCCTATTTAAAGTCATAAGACTATATTTGGATTAACTCCATACAATACACATAATGTGAACTGTAACAATTAATCTTATTAGGTTATGTATTCTCATTAGTTCTAAACTAATACATAATAGGTAATCTCTTAGTTCTTTATGAGAGAGATTGGTAAATCAATTAACTTGTTAGATAAGCTATTTCTTTCTAACTGTGATAGTATTACATATGTTAACTTAAATAATACTGAAGTTATACTAAAATATATATAATTTGTAAAAGAATTTATTGATAGTGATTATTGATTAGGTGGTTTTGTTTTGAACGCTATATATATGTAACGTGTGAGAGGATATGTGAGAGAAAAATTGATAAGCAAAAACTATTCCAACTTTGTTTACCATTACAATAAGCAATAATCATTCCAACTTCTTAATCAACACCAACATCATTCGCACCCCGATAGAATGGAGGTTTTAGATGAGTCTGGGATATGCCTATGGGGGAAAATGAAAATGCAACTAGGGCGGAAA